ATAGCACAACTCAAACATCTGCTCCAGTAGTTTCGACTGGTACGGTTATCCACGGAGGAAGTGGACACAACCTTAGAACTGGCGATTACCCAGACGAAATCACAATTGTAATTGGAGGCATTACCTACGCAATGCCAGCAAGAGTTGTTGGTTCTTAATTTATGACTACTATTATTCTCATTGTCACATTCACTTGTTTTGCATTTGGTGCTGGCTTTATTGCTGGTGTCAAAAACTCTAACTCTTCTAAGGTCACTCCCTTTAAGAAGTAATGCCAGTTGAATACCTCAGAGACGGAGATACAGGGTTTATCGGCTTAAACAGTCGAGATAACCCTACTGCCGTTCCTGCTGGCGTTGTTACGCAATCTCAAAATTTTAGATTAGACAGAGGTGTAGCAACTGTAAGAAAAGGGCTACAAAGAAAAACTACTGGTGCTTTGTCTGGTGCTACCGTTTATGGAAGTGGTGTATATCTTGATGCCAACGGTCAAGAGGTTTTTATATTTGTTATTACAGACGGACTTTATACTTATAATCCAGAAACAGAAAGTTTAAGTGCAAAGTTTAGTTTTCCTGCTGGTGAAACAATTTCTAACGGAGACTTTGTTGATATTGTATCTGGATTAGGACATATTTTTATTACAAGAGGATTTAATAAACGTCCGCTTCTATGGACAGTAGGAGGTTCAGTTTCAGTAATTCCGTCAGTCGGAACTGGACACGAATTTCCTTCTGCGTCTGGACTGCTTTATTATGGAAATAGATTAATTGCCATTGGCAAGCATCCATCATCTACATTTGAGGCAAGAAATAGCGTATCTGTAAGCAATTATCTTGATTACCAAAATTGGGATTTACTTGATTCGTTTACTTTTAATGACGGCTCAAACGATGAAGTTGTTGCATTAACTCCTTGGACATTAAATGAATTTATTGTATTTTCAAGAAACTCAATTCAATATGTCAACATAGGCACTGGTGCATATGCCGCCATTGGAGTTCCACTTTCTAATGATTCATACGTAAAGACATTAACAACGGATGCTGGATGTGCTGCCAAACGAACAGCAATACAAGTTGCTGGTTCAATTATCTTTTTATCAGATAACGGTGTCTACATGCTCCAGCCTCAAAATATTGGAGCAAATGAAGGTCTTAGGCTTTTAACAATTTCTGACCCATTATCAGCCCCAATAGATGATGTTATTAAACGTATTAACAGAACTTATGTGTCTGAATCTGTTGCCTGTTATTGGGGCAATAGATATTATTTAGCAGTCCCTTTAGATTCAAGCACAGTAAATAATGCAATCCTTGTTTATAACTTTATTTTACAGGCTTGGGAGTCGGTTGATACATATCCGTCTGGGTTTAATGTTACAAACTTTTTGGTTGGTAAAAAGTCTAATCAAAGAAGATTGTATGCCGTTGATAAAACTCAAGGTATTTTTTTAATGGAAGAACTAGATTGGGATGAATACGGTTCGGCTACTGGAACTCCTGTTCTTGATTTTTATCTTACCTTGACAGATGATTGCAAACTTACGACTGCTTCGTTTACGCCTAACAATATAACTGCCATTATTAAGACACGAAGATATGTGTTTCAAGAAAGTAAACAAAAGCGGTTTTCGTCTCTTGATGTTGATTTAGTTGCACAAGGAGGTTCAAACATTCATACGTTTATTGAGACATTAAACCCAGATACTGAAGTAAATATTGACAACTTTGCATCTCCGTCAGATGAAGATGCTACCAGAAGAAACCCTATAAGAAAAATTGCATATGGACTTCAAGCAAGATTTGAAACATATAATTTAAGACCCTCGATTAGAGCCTCATATGTAAAGGCTGTAATTCTTGGAAAAAACAATCAAAATACAAAATAATTATGAGCGACCAATTCCTAAACGGACAAGCATTTGCACTTGGTGACCAAGTGACAGCAACAAAATTAATGGATTTAGTTAAGAAAGCACAAATCCTTACACCAGCAATTACAAGCCAAACAGAACTAACTAGCGGAAACGTTGACGTGGCTGACCAGTTTCTTATTTATGACACTTCTGCTGTTGCGTTAAAAAAAGCAACCGTTGCTAGTGTGTTAAAAAACATTGTAACAGATTCAGTAACTGGTCCTACAACTGCCGCCCTTGCTGTTGCTGGTGGAGCAGGGCAAGAAGTTCTTATTACTGGAAATGTTGTTAGAACTACATCTAACTTTGTAGCAAGTGCTAATTGTTATTTAGGCGGTGTGGCACAAGTAACTGAAATCACTGGCACTACCAACACCATTACTGGTGCGACTTCCGTAGTTGGTGCATTAAGTGTTAGCGGAAATGTAACTGCTTCTACTGTTCCTACTACTGCAAATCATTTGACAAATAAAACGTATGTTGACGGTGTTAACAGTCTTACTACGAATGGATATTCTAAGTTGCCAAGTGGTTTAATTATTCAATGGGGAGTAACACCTGCAAGCACAGCATCTGCACGAACCTTAACTTTCCCAATAGCATTTACAACAGGATGTTTTAACGTTGTTGCAACAGCGACTAATCCGACTGCTGGAAACGGCTCTGGGTTTGATTACTTTGCACAAGTAGTAAGTTTTACAGCAAGCGGTGCTGTGTTTGAGATGCAAATGGCAGGTGGTGCATCTATCCCAAGTTCATCTATTCACTGGGTCGCATTTGGATACTAAAAATGCTTAGGGGCGAACTAGAGGTTTTTGTTTCTAAGGCTAGGCAAACTGCAAAACGTCCTTGTTTTAATTTTATAAATGAAGACCTAACAAGTTATTTTAGTTGGGCATTTTCTAGAGATTATTTAAGTCTTGTTTCGGACGAAAGCGGTATAACTGGTATATCTATCGCTTATCCGTTGCCAAAAAAGTATGACGGCAATTTAGTTTCATTGCTTCCGTTTGACGAAATATTGACAAATGAAGACGATAAAGACCTTTGCATCCTTGATTGGTATGCAACAAAAGTAGATGCTAGAATTTCTTTGGTAGATAAATTTATGAAGAGATACCCTAATTGGGAAAACCAAGATAAATGGGGAAGACAATACGGAGTTACAAAACAACTCTCTAACAAATATATAAAACTTTTAACTTTAAAATATTAATACTATGGGACTCGACCCCGCAACAGCAATGATAGGAAGTGCAGTAATTGGAGGGCTTACATCTAAACCCTCTGGAATTGCAGCACCACCAAAACGAAATTCTTTAAAAGAAATGCAAGATGCTCTTGGTGGGCAAGAGGCAATTCAAAATCAACTTATTGGTTTAGAATCTAAATACACACCAATCTGGCAACAGCAACAATCACAGGCAATTGGTAGTGGAATGACCTCTTTACAGGGTTTATATAATTCTGCTATTCCAATGTCTGCACAATTAGGAAACCAGTTTGCAACTGCGATGGCTCCTGCGTATGCACAAGCAGGTCAATCTGCAATGGGTGCTTACGGTTCAATGCTTGGACCACAGGCTATGGGAATTTATAACACAATGGGTCGACAGGCTCAACAAGGTTTAGAGGCTGGATACGGTCTTACTGACCAACAAAATCAACTAGCACAGCAATCTGCTAGGGCGGCTATGGCGGCTAGAGGATTCTCAACTGGAAATAACGCAGTAGCAGAAGAGGTTCTTAATTCATATCAACTAGGAAATCAACGTTATCAACAGAGCCTTGGCAACGCTCAGAACTATTTAAACACGGCAACTACTGCGGCTGGAAATGCATACAACATGTATGGAGCACCACTGATGCAACAACTTAATCAAGTTTCTCCAGTTGGTCTTGTTGCTGGTGCTGCTGGGTATAATTCTACGCTTGGTGCTAAACTGTTTAATCCAGAGTCTCAATATAACGCAGACGTAAAAGGTTCTAATCAAGCAAACTTAATGAACACACAACTTGCAAACCAACAGGCATCGGCTGGTTGGGGTGCTGGCTTAACAAGCATGATTGGAAGTTTCGGTTCTGCTTATCTTGGTAACGAAAATCTTGTAGGAAAAACACCGCCTCCATCAACTGCTGGAACTTACCAGACTGGCTACGGAATGCCTCCTTACAGACGTTAATTTATGGCTGATATGTTCCAACAATACAAAGGTGGAATTCAACCAATTCAAGGTATCAGCGAGGCTGGTGCTAGAATCGGTCAAACGGCAGGTCAAGGTCTTTCTA